GATGTACTGCAATTCCAGGACGGCTCACCAAAGAGGTCTTCGCTGCAACCGTTGTCAACTTGTCAGAACCAAGAATACAGTATACTTGTCATCCCACATTTTTGGAAAAGCACTTGATCTCACGTGCCCTGGCATGAAGGCTGAGAAGATGCGTGAATTAATCAAATCCAACGCGGATTTGCTTCCTTGCAATATTCGTATTGAGAAAAATGTTTCCTGGCTTCATTTCGATGTTCTTCCTCAATATGGCGTCACGCAGAAGGTATATGAATTTAATGGATAATGTAATGGTGAACAGAGCAAAAATAATCAGTTTAATCGTTTGTCCGGTTTTGGTGATTCTCGGCTCCTGTTCTCCTCGCATTATCGAACACGCGCATACCGATATCGTATATCGTGATCGTATTGTAAGGGATTCCCTCTATTTCCGCGATTCTGTATTTGTATCTGAAAAGGTGAAAGGGGATACTGTCTATATTGACAAATTTAAGTACAAATATATTTACAAGGATAAGTATAAGACAGACACGCTGATAAAAGTTCAAACCGATTCTATTTTTGTTGAGAAGAAAGTTGAAAAACAATTGACTCCAATGCAAAGAATAAAACAGGACACTTTTTGGTGGTTTGTTATTGCTGCTGTCGGATTGTTCCTTTGGACATTTAGAAAACATATCAAGTTATGGTAAGATATAAATTCTCTGAAGACGGGACTGTTCTTACTATTTACAGATCCTGCGATATTCCAAAAAAGGATTTTCAGAAAACTCTTAATCAAATTAAGGCTTTCCACAAAGACAAGCCTATATTTCAGAGAACAGACAAATCTCTTAAGAGTGAGATTGCTGTCCATAATTTCTGCTACAATATGGGGTTTTATCGTGATAGGACAAAAGATTGCGACTTGGATTTCCCATGTGACAAGCCAGAATGGATTTATATCATACTTGGTGCAATTGTTTGGCCATTTATTAAATAATATTCATATGAAAGACTTTAAAAAATTTCTTTATTTCCTTGGCGTACTCGCTTATATCCTTGGTGTAGTTGGTGGTATCGCATGCGCTGGATACATGAAGTCTTGGGCTGTTATAATCCCAATTATTGTTCTGGCTGCAATGGCCTTTCCTGTTGCAAGAGAGTGGTTTAAAAAGCTAAGCGTTGATGCCGAGTAAGTATCATAATAAGAAAGTATGGTACGATGGTATAGAGTTCGACTCAAAGAAAGAGAGAGACTATTATATCCTGCTGAAACAGAAAGAATCTGAGGGCGAGATAACCAATCTTCGCCTTCAGGTTTCTTATGTTGTCATCCCGAAGGTAATGGGAGAAAAGACCGTTGTAAAGCATCTGAAGAAAGGCGATAAGATAATCACCAAACCGTATGTCCGTCAGAGGGAAACACAATACTTCGCAGACTTCGTATACTCTGACCCGGTGACTGGCCAAGATGAGGTAATCGATGTTAAAAGCAAGATAACGAGAAAGAAAGAGTCGTATATTCTAAAAAAGAAAATGATGCTTGCTTTTCTTGGAATAGAGATTATCGAAGTCGTTTTATAGCCGCATAAATAATCCATTTAAAATAAACAACTCATTTGATTACCACAAAGCAAATCATTTGCGGTTGGATTCTGGGCTTGTCTATTCAATAATTTTGCGTAAACCAATTTGGAGAATAATATGGATGATACAATGACATTTGACATCGGTGGTATTCTTTCAGAAGAAGAAGCCGAAAAGTTCTTTGAAGAAACTGAAAACGAACAGCAGGATAATAAGCCTGATGTAGAAAACAACGAACCCGCCGAGGAGACTGAAGAATCCTTACAGGAAGAACAGGAACCGGAGAGCGTAGGTGGGGAAGATGAATCCGAAGAAGAGGAAGATACCAAAAAGCCTTCTGGCGATGGTTCTTCTCCAACTGTTTTATCTTCCATAGCCGTAGCTCTGAAGAAAGATGGTATCTTCCCCGACTTCGAAGATAGCGAACTTGCGGCGGTAAAGACCCCCGAAGATTTTGCGGAACTAATTGACAAGACTGTCAATGCACGTATGGATTCTGAAACCAAGCGCGTGCGTGATATGCTTAACAATGGTGTTCCGGCTGACTCAATTAAAGGCTATGAGCAGACTCTGAATTATCTTAATGGTATCACAGAGGAAATGGTAAAAGCCGAAGGCGAGGAAGGAGATAATCTTCGAAAGAGTCTTATCTATAATGATCTTATTAAGAAAGGTTATTCGGAAGACCGCGCAAAACGCGAAGTTGAAAAGTCGTTCAAGGCTGCAAGCGAAATCGATGATGCGATGGATGCGCTATCGGCGCTTAAAACGACTTTCCAGAATGAGTATCAGCAGGTTCAAGATGAGGCGAAGCGTAAAACAGAAGAAGCCAAGGCTCTGCAGAAAAAACAGAGTGAAGATTTCAAAAAAATGATTCTTGAAGATGAAATCAAAATTGGCGAATCTAAATTGGACAAGCGCACTTGTCAGAAGGTATTCGATGCCGTATCGAAGCCTGTTTATAAAGACCCTGATACTGGGCATCTCCTAACTGCTGTTCAAAAATTCCAAAAGGAACAGCCGCTTGAGTTCTTGAAGCAGCTTGGATTGTGGTTTGTTCTTACGGATAGCGGAAAGAACATCACATCCCTGACAAAGAAACAAGTGCAGGCCGAAAAGAACAAGGGTATCCGCGAGCTTGAGCGAATGATTAACTCTTCTTCTTTCAGTGGTGGTTCTTTGAGGTATGATGGAGGCAATGCCGGTGGTCCCGCAGATGATATCCTTCTTTCGGACGATTGGAAGATTGCCTAAACGAATAACCTTTGTTAAACTTTAATTTATAATTCTATGCCTGGACGTATTAATCCTACACAAATGGCTGGTGTAACTGCTTGGCGTGGTACAGTTACCAAGGAGAATCATATTTATGGTCTCTTTAGAACCAATCCGCAGAAGGCCAGCGATGTAATGACCACTCTGATGAGTGCCATGCATCTTCCTACTCTGGACTCCTATCTTTCTAAGGAAGTTCCGGTGCGTATGTATGATGACGACAGCGAGCTGCATTGGGATGTGATGACCTCTTCCCGTCGCAACATTCCTCTGGTGGAGGCCCGTCGTGCTGACGGTACGAAAGTGTCTGCTGCCAACGAAGCGAATGTCGGTGTCGGTTTTGAGCCTTTCTATCTCGTATTCCCTACTGACTGGTTTGCTCTTGGTGAAGTCCTGTGGGGCAACTTCAATGAGACCTATCCTGTTATCGTTAAGGAAGAAGGTCACGCTGAGGGCACTAACACGGTATATCTCGTGGAACCTTTCGGTATCAATGGTGCTCAGGGTATTCCTGCAGAGCGTCTGCTTGCTGGAGAGAAATTCAGCTGGGCTTACGCTCCCGTAGAATCCAACCTGTCCCGCAAGGTCGGTGATGTCCGCTTCAGCGCTCCTATCTCCATGCGCTCCAACTGGCAGACTGTGCGTATTCAGCATAAGGTTGGCGGTAAGGAGCTTGGTAAGAAGCTGGCAGCACGTATCCCCGTTACCGGTACTCGTAACGGTAAGCAGGTGACTCAGCTGGTTGATCGCTGGATGTATGCCGTTACTTGGAAAATTGAAGAGACGTGGAGCGAATACAAGAATAACTCCCTCGACCGCGGTGTATCTACCATTTTCGAGAATGGAGAAGTCTCCAACTTCGGTCTGAGCGGTCTGCCTAACAAACAGGGTTCTGGTTTCCGTCAGCTGATGGAAATGGGTAATCAGCAGTATTATACCAAGTTCTCCATTGATCTTCTGGAAGAAGTGTTCTCCAGCATGTTCGTTGGCAAGGTTGACTTCGCTCAGCGCAAGGTGGTTGTCCGCACCGGTGAATGGGGTGCTAAACTTATCAGCAAGGAAGCTAAGAAGGAAGCCTCTGGCTGGATGCCTCTGTATTCCGCTTCTGCTCCTTCTTATTTCCAAAAGGGCGCTAACACCAACTTCACTCCTGCTGGTAATGGTATGACCATTATGGACTACCAGGTGACTCGCTGGATTTCCTCCAACGGTCTGGATGTGACCATTATGATTGACTCCTCCAAGGATGATATGCAGACCAACAAGATTATGCATCCTGCTGGTGGTACTGCCGAGTCCTACACGATGGACTGCTTCTACGCTGGTGCTGAAGACGAGCCTAATGTGCAGAAGTGCATGATTACCAACCGTCCTGAACGTCGTGGTTACCAGTGGGGTCCTTTCGACAATCCGTTCACCGGTGAGTCCAACAATAGCTCTGCTTCCTTCGATGAGGATGCTGCTGTTATTCACTACCTTGCCACTCAGGGTATTCGCATGGTGGATCCGTCCCGCGTTGTGTGCCTCAAACCGGCTATCCTTCAGGGCTAATAGAACAAGTTAAAAACTAATTGGAGAAGATAATTATGGAAAAACAGGTTAAAAAGGAAACAGTAATGACGAAAGGCGAAGTGAATCCGTTGAGGAACGAAGAGATTTATGTTCGATTTGTTCCGCAGGCTACTGGCTTTGGCATTGAGAGCAAAAGTCATGTCGGCTACGGAAACCTTTTCGATGGTAATACCGTCACGCTTGTTGTGCCGATTTTGAACAATGGGCGATATAAGAATATCCTGACAAATGAGGAGAAGGATTATCTCGAAAAGGCACTTGGCCTTGACTCTAATGCTTTGTCGGTATATAAGACTGAGAACAATTACTGGGATAACTATAAAATTCGTCTTGAAAAAGAAGGAATGAAACTGAATCTCAGCGATCCTCAGGATTATATCCGTTACAAGGTATTGCTTGCAAATTCTGACGTTATTGCCCCGTCTGTTCAAGAACGTATTGACAGGCCTAAAGCGACTTATCGTTTTGAACTTGTCCGTCTTGGCGAGGAGGCAAGCATGGAGAACCTGAAGATGAATGCAACTATGGAATCGTATAAGGAATTTGGGAAAATTGAGGGTGATATCGACACCATGCGTGTTCTGGTTGAACTCTTGGATGGACGTCCTTATTCGAAGACAGAAAGTGCAGTTTTCTTCCGTGCTCGTATTAACACTCTCATTCAGCAGGATGCAAAACGCTTCCTTCAGTATATCAAGGATCCTTTGCTTCACACAAAGATGATTATTCGTCGTTCGGTTGAATTGGGCAAGGTGTCAATGAAGAATGATTATTATTATCTTGCTTCTGATGGTTCGCCCCTTTGTGAACAGAATGAGAAATCCACGTTGTCAGTTGCTGCTCGTTTCCTTAATCAGCCTGCGAATCAGGAGATTAAGTTCCTGTTGGAAAGCGAAGTAGATAAAAACCGTGAGTAATTATGAAGGATTGCCAGGAATGGTCGCTTGCATTTGACCAGTTATATAATAACATATCGAGCAATAAGGCTCCAGGACTCGATGAGTACGAAAAGAGCGTTTTCTTGACCGACGCCCAGGAGGCTATTGTCATTGGTGTTTATAACGGGTCCTTTGGAAAACCTTTTGAGTCTACCGAAGATGTAGCCAATTTCCTGGCACCCCTCGTAAGGCAGGCGGATTTGGAATTATCTGATGATGCCGTATTGAATGAAATGCGCGTCGATAAGATAAACGGGAAGATTTACAAACTTCCGTCCGATAAAGATGAAATCCTTTTCAGGACACTGGAATTATGTGTGCTGAAAAATGATTGTGATGTTAATGGGAATAGGGCCATTGTCGTCCCGGTAACACAGGATGAATATTGGCGAACCTTTAACGATCCATTCAAGACGTGTAATCACCATCGTGTACTGAGACTGATTTTCTCCAAATCAGAATCCAATTCCGGCACGCTTGACATCCATAAGTACACCGAGTTGATAAGCAAGATTCCGATAATGTCGTATACTGTTCGATATATTTCGAGACCTGAACCTATCATTCTTGCAGACGACCTGGAAGAACGTGGATTAACTATTCACGGGAAAAAAGATCAGCAGACTTGCCTTCTTGACGAAGCTATCCATCAGGCTATTCTGAGCGAGGCTGTAAGACTTGCAAAAGAAGCTTGGAACAATTAATTATCAATCTAATATATTAGAATACTATGCAGAATTTCAACACAAACCAGACTCGCCACTTTTATGTGGCTGGTGCTATTGATAGCAATGTCGATACCAATCTCGACATCGCTCTCGGCACTACCGCTACCGGCGAAATGTACTTCAAGTACAAGAATGCCGATGGTCTTGTGACTCGTTCTGACACCTTCGACCCCAAGAAGATTGTCAGCCTGAAGAAGACCACCTCCACCGAGATGGCTATTCCGCTGAAGGCTCACACCATCGCAGTGGATACCAATGCCGTCACTCTTGCTAATCTTGTAGGCAAAACCGTGAATCTGATTGTCACCATTCATCAGGCTTTTGATTATGATGATGACAACACCATCCGTTTTATCGCCTCTGTGGTTGGCGATTCCACGAACACTGCTTCTGCCGTCGCTTTCCATAAAGCTCTGGCTCAGGCAATCGCTCTTGCTCTGCCCACTCCCGATCCTGCATATCCTTTCATCAAGGTTTACAGTAATGGTAGCGAAGTGACCAAGGCTATTGCAAAGGCCAATGGCGCTACTGGCGCTGCTGCTGGTGTGGTACTCGTTGAAGGTATCCAGAAGTTCTCCCGTGGTAAACTGACTGGCGAACCCTGCCCGTTCTCCGTTGCCTTCAGCCTGAAAGACAGCAATACCGGTGATATCATTTGGGGAACCGAGACTATCGCCAACAGTGCTATCAGTGGGAATACTGTTGTCCCCGCCAACTACGCACTGGCCAACCTGGAGTATTTTGCTCTTGGTGAGCGTGGTGATTATGTCCGTGGTTACAATTATCCCAATGAGTACACTCCGACTTATGCGATTGACCTGACCACTGCTTACGATGTGCTTTCCATCGAGTACTATTGGAATGGTGCCGCAGAAAATGTGCAGAAGTCTCCTCGTCTCATTCAGATTGCTGCACCTCATAATGACACCGCTGCAAACGATATCTGTACTCAGCTGTACAGCACCATCAGTGCTGTTACCGCCGACGGTATTGAGTCTCGCGTGAAGGCTCTCGAAAACGCTTAGTCAAAAGAGTTTATTTACACTTTCAAAGTGAAGAGGTTGGA